CGTAGGGGCTGGTCTATCCTACTGAGGGTCTAAATTGCGCCTGCTGTTCGCTGCGCTAATGAAGCAGTTGAAACACCTGCTTGTCCACCAAATGTGGCTTTCTCTCTTTCTTGAAGTTTCTTACGGCGTTGTGATGCTAAACCAAAGAACGCTTCTTGTTCAAGTTCTTTAGAAAGACCAGGTGTTTGGTCACCGTAAATTTCTGAAAGTTTTGTTATAGTTGGTTGAACCTCTGCAATATTTGCATAGGCTTCTCTTGAAAGATTACCAATCTGTTCAGTTGATAAACCACTTGTGCTTAATTGTTTTTCAAGTTGACTAATGTTTTCCTCAGCAACATTGATATTACTTAGCGCTGCACCTGTACGAATATTTGCTTTACGAAGACTTGTTTCTAATTCGTTGATACCTTGAGGTCCCTTCATCAAAGCAAGGGCAATTTGTGAACGTTGTTTAGTTGGGTCACCAACACCATAAGCATTTAAGTAAGTGCTTAACTGGGTTTTCAATTCATCTGGTGCTTTATCAATTCTAGCAAACACATTATCAACACGAGCCTTAGCCTCATCAATTGAAACAGCCCCACCAATTAAAGAGTTATATGTTTCTTGATTAGCAAGTTCACCAAGATTGTATTGGTTAAACAAATCACGATAAGTTTGCTCAGCAGTAATATATTGACCTGGTGAATACACAGGTAACCCTAATGCTTTACGACCTTCGTTACCAGCAAAACGTGTTCTGTATGCTTGAGTTTCAGGTAACATAAGTGATGCTTCTTCAGCACCATATCCTTCTGTCATAAATCTTTTAATCTCAGGAATTAAAGTATCTAAACCATTGTCTTTAAATTCTTTTTCAAGAATAGCAAAAGCACTACGACGATTTTGTTCTAACGCTGCAGCAGCAGGGTCAGGTATAGTTTGATTACCTTTAGCAGGAATAATTTCAGTAGTTCCATCACTATAACTAATAGTTACGCTACCGTCAGAGTTAGTAACTCTACCAGTTTCTGTTCTAGGAGCAGGTGTCCCACCTGTTGTAGAAGTTGTACCTATACCTGGGACTTTAAAAGTTGTACCAGAAAACAAAACAGTTGAGCCTGCTTTTTGTCTAGCAGCCAAAGTTTTGTTAGCAGAAATTGCTTGGTTAATTTGTGCAGTAGTAACCTTTTGTCCAGTTGCAGCAGTAACTGCTTTAGCAATAGATGCAGCAGTATCGCCTTTTTGGACCGTTACTCTACCAGTATTTTTATCTACCTTTGCCATTTATCTTAACCCAAAATCTTGAAGAATTTTATTTGCATAACCTGCAGCCTCTTCACGAGCATTGTTTGTGTATTCCCATTGTGGACTATTACGTAACATTTTGTTAAAGTCAGTAAAGTTAGGAAGAGTTGTTAAAGCGTTTTGAACATACCTGTTATCAAGTTTAATTGTTTCAGGATTAACTTCTAAAACATTAGCCATTCTGTTAATGTACTGTGAAGCAATATCTTTAACAGTTAAACCTTGGTCAATAAATGGTGAAAGGTTTTGATACATTGCTTTAGCAGTGTTTTGAATTTTAGTTCTAACAGTTTCAATAGAAGCCTTATCTCTTAAACCATTAAGAGCATATTGACGTACCTCAGCATCAGATAACGAAACGTTATAATCAGCAGCAAGTCTACGAATATCACGAAGGTTACCACCTATTGCACCACCAGCATTTTCAATACCTTTAATGTCAATATATTTAGAAACATAATTTAAAGCAAGTTCTTCACGGTCTTCATTGGTTACACCAGGAGTAACTATCTGTGTAGTAGTAGAACCTGAACGAACAGTTCTTTGTTTAGCAACTTTAGTTTTTTCAAGTTTATTAAGTTCTTTATAGTATTGGTTAAAGTCTTTAGCATCAGCATCCATACCAACATAGTCACGCATAAGACCATTAAAATAATCGTAAGCATCTTCTTTGGTTGTAACGGATGGTTGAAGTAATGTGGTTGTTCCATCACCTAAACCAAGCATATCTTGGTTAAGATTTATTTCTTCAGTAAACCAAGTATCAAAAGGTTTTTTTCTATTCTCACCTAATGAATAACCATCAAGTATTTTATTCCAAGCAGAGTTAGCAGCAGTAGTATTCTTTGGATTATAACCTGGGTTAAATGCTTGGATGTATTGTAATATTTGTCTTCTTGTATTTTGGTCTTGGCTTTTAGAATACAAATCATATGCTTGACCAACAGGATAAGATTTACCACCAATAATAATATTACCTGAACTAGCAGTAGTTGAGCCACCAGAAGTGTTGGTGCGCGAACCACCTTGACCGTATAACTCTTCCCAATTATTACCACTCAATGGGGGTTGAACCATTATTTATAAACTCCAAATCCATCTTGTTCAAGAAATCTGTCATACCAAAGTGCAAACTTAGGAGAATTGCGTTTAGCATCTGCAACAAAATTGTCCACAGTTTCTCTTAATGCTGCATTACTTGCTGATTCAATATCAGATGACCTACTGTTTTGTAGTTCACCACTTATATAATCTCTGAAATCCATATACTCAACAAGCCACTGAAAGGCTGGCTCGTTTTTAAACCAATCACTATTAGTAAACTCTTCGTCTTCTAATATTGTATCTATGCTACGTAAAGTGGCTTTATATTTATCAATCTTAAAGCCCTCTTTATAAGTATTATACCAATCAGAGTTAACATCTTTTTGGTCTTCAACGAATTGTTTCTTTGCATCTTTAAGCCATCCTGCACCACGAGAGTTAACGGAAACAAATCCATTTTTCTCAACTTCAGAATCAAGCCAAGACATAAAACTATTATATGTTGCCCAACCAGTTTTAACTTTAGCGTTAACTAAAGCAGTTTCAATAGGAATCTCATTACGGTACGCAATTTCACCTGTCATACCTGGAACTTCTTTTAATTGAAAAGTGTACGCTGATTGGTCAAACTGTGATTCAACACCCCAACTGTTTGTAATAAGTTGAGTAACAAAAGGATTCTTGTTAGGGTCACCAACAATCTTAGAAATTAGATTACGGTTTCTAACAGACTGGTCTGTTGCTGCCACACTTGCTTCAGCACCTGTTGTGTTCTCACGAAAACTTGTTACAACCATTTCAAAGTATTCAGGATACTTTTCATAAAATGTAGCATCTGCTTGTTCGAAACCAAGTTTGTTTTGAAGTTTTCTGTACTCAGTAAAATAGAATTCAAACTCTTGACCGTATCCTGGTACAACACCAAATGTCATATTGATACCAAAGCGTAAAGCAAATAACCAAGAATTTCTGCCAACTAATTCTTCAGGTGTAGGTTCTGTTGTTCTTAAACCTAATCTGTACTTTTGATTCTCAATTGCTGTAATCTTTTGCAATGATGAAAGGAATGATTTATCGTCAACTTGTCTTGCAAGTGATACTGCACGCTTACCACCTGATGGCAAAGCCAAATCCCAAGAACCAAATTCTTTTGAAGGACCATTAGGTAAAATGTATTTATCAACAAGAACTCTTTTAATTGGTAAATCAATACCTGTTGTTCTTTGAACTTTAGCATCTAAGTAAGGCACTGCTCTTACAAGATTAGATATAGGTATTTGAATGATTGGACCAAACCCTGCAGAGTACCAAGGTTCACCTGCAAAAGGAATGTTCAATCTTGTTATAGGAAACTTGAATGAAGTTATTTCAGAAAAACCAGCATACTTTCTCCAAGATTCTGGTACTTGAAAAGTTATTAATGGTTCCCCAGTTTCTGGGTCATTATCAATAAGTTCTTTATTGTATGGGTCTTGCCATAACTGTGTTGGTCTAATAAAAGGTGTTGGGTTTTCTAATGCTAACTTACCCCATACACGAAAAGTATTTGTTGCTGCTTGAATAAATGGTGACATAAATGCAACTGTTGCAGCAAAGTTAGAATACCTTTTAACTGTGTAAAGTACACGGTTAGTTTCTTTTAATGCTTCACGGTGTGCTGCTTTTTCAACTGCTGCTATTTCTGTATTACTTGGTGCAACACCTGTACGTTTTTGTTTAGCAATCAATGATTCGCCACCACGTTGAATAGCGCTTTGGTATACGTTGTCATAGAACGGATGACGCACAAGAGCATCTTCAGGCATTGAACCTAAGTATTTAAATGATGTATTAATGAAATCATTGTACACATCTTTAACATTTCTGTCTAAAGGTTTACCTACTATTTCACCATAAACAGGGGAAAGTTGGTCACCAAGTTGACCCATACGTGATTCAAGTTCATACGCTGAAGGCATCTTTTCGTATGGTTTACTTGCAATATCAAACCTTACACTAACATCTGGGAAGTAACTTTGTACTTCATTCCATCTATCAGAAATATAGTTGTCAACATTGTATGGTGATTTTTTATTTTCTAATGTTGGGTATTCAACTTTAGTGTTACGGAATTCTTTTTGAGCAAGTCTATCGTTAGATGTAAACCACATTTTAATTTTATTAAGTTCACTTCTTACGTATCTAGGTCCACGATTAGTATCGATAAGTAACATTCTTCGTGTAACTTCTGCTTCACGTAACTGTCTAGCAGCAACATACATTGAAGCCCAATAGTTAGGGTCAGTTGGTTCTACCATACTCCAACCATAAGATTTATATTGTGACCCTTGCATTAAAGGGTTACGTATTTCTTTGGTTTGGCGTTGCAATGAGGAAGATAGTTTCATTCCTATTGAACCGATAGCACCAGACTTAGAGCCTCTGAATTGTAGATTATCTACAACAATATTCTCTTGACCTTGACGTATCTTATTATACTTGCCACCACGTCCTTTGGTTGCAGTATCAATTCTTATTAGCATTTCTGCGTACAAGTTTTCTTGTTGATTTAAACTTGCAGACACATCATCAAGGTCTTCTTTGATTCTTTCTATTTTAGCCTGAGTAGTTTTCTTATCAGATGCTTTAATAGTTTTGCTACGAAGTTTGTTTTGTTCTTTTAATAAGTTATTAGATAAACTTTTGTATCTGTTTCTAATGATTTCAAGTTCATTCTTTTGCCATTTAACAATAGAATTCCAAGAACTTAACGTTGCTTTAGGGGCATTAACACCCATCTCTTGAGCAATATTATACTTCTCAATACGGTTACTTACTATGCTGTGGTATAGGTTATTGGTTAGATTCTTTGAACCTTTGGCTAAAGCCATTCCAACTTCCATAATGTTTTTGTTGTATAACGCTGAGCGTAGTGTACCTTCAATAACGTTACGTTGTGGGTAACCAAGACGTAACAATACTGCTGGTCTCCACACTGCATCGAAAGCAAAGTATGCTCTTTGCATAGCATCTTTAACACTATATGTGGCGTTATGTAGGAAACTTAAATCTTCTTTAGCAAATGTTTCGTAAAGTTTAATGTTTAACATTGGCATTGCGTCACCGATTTGTGAACTTAGTACAGGGTCTGTAATAATCCATTCACCATCATTGTAAGCAAAACCACGTTCACGGTAATGATTTAGAACGTTTGCTCTTCTTTGGTCTATCTTCCATTTGATAACATCGCTCATAGTTTTAGGGGAAGGCACGCCTTCTTTTTTAGCCCAGTTAACTTCTGATGGTGTTAGTTTTCTATTAAGACCATACTTTTTATTTATTGCTTTAACCATAGAGTTTTCTATTTGTATGGCAACAGCAATTCTATCTGCTTCTGTTTGAGCAGACATATATTTATTAATCAGTGCTCGCTTTTGAAAAGCACCTTTATTGTTCTTAAGTGGTCCAACTTGGTCCATAAATGCTATTAGTTCTTCGGCTGAACCTGAAGAAGCAATACCTTTATGTTCTAACCAACCTGAAGGTTTCTGTAATCCAGACCAAGAAACCACTCTAACTGCGTGGTCTTGTAAAGATTTTTTAAATGTTTTAGTGGACCATTCTAGTCCATCAACCCTGTTAAGGTTACCTGTTTTAAGTCTTGATGTTTCATTAAGGAATGCTTTTGCTTTAGCGTCAGATATTCCTGCTCGTGCTTTCTCAACAACAGAGAAACGTGATGGCATAATTGCTCTATCACCTATAAATGGTGATTCAAGTGAGGCATCAACTACACGATTCATTATACTTCTTAGACCAGCACTGCGTACTTTTAGGTCTTCGATAATTTTTTCGTACTTTAAACCTAGTTCTTTATCTTTTAATAGCATCTCATTAACGTCACCATTGTAACGTAAGTCTGCTACATATTGTAAATCGTGTTTTAAAAGTTTAGGTGATTTGGCTTTATCAATCATATCACTGATTGAGGCTGCTTCTTTTTCAACAAATGCTAATGCTTTTTCATCCCCAAGCATTGCACGGAAAGCGTTCTCAGCAAGTGGTCTGGCTTTTACACCATAGTTTGCTTCGTTAATATCACCGAATACACCTGCAACAAGTTCAGGGTTATTAGACATTTTAACAACAGGGTGTTTGTATAATCCTATAGCATCTGATTCTAAAGCGTAATCAATAAATGCTGATGCACCTTTAGTTGATGTTACTTTTTTAATACCTTCAATGTCACCTAGTGGTGCTTTAGGGCTAACAAGTTTAGCCTTAGCAAGTAGTCCTGCTTCTGCGCCAACAACAAAAGGGTCAGCGAACCAGGAAACACCAAAGTCTCCTGCACCTGTTGCCCATTTACCTATGATTTCTTCATCAAATGCTTTACGTCTTTGGTTTTCATCATAGATGTTAAAGTCTTTACGTCCACCTGTAGGTACATTAGCACCTAATGTTTCTGCTACGTTAAATAATCTTCTTGGTATATTTAAAGGAGCAAGGTCTGATGCACCGAATGCTGCTTGTGCTGGTGAAATTTGTTGTGCAGGTCCACGATATGTGGCTGCAATGTCTGATAGTTGGAATCCGTCTTTAAATTCTGGGTTGTCTTTGTCAGTTAACAGTAAACCTGTTGATATTCCTGCGCCAACTTTTTGTTGTATCTCACCCATTTTTTCAAGGGCTGCACGTCTACGTGTGTTTTCTGGTGCAACGTATTCAAGGGTTTCACCAACTAGGGCTTTTCCTTTTTCAACAACATTTTGGTCAACCCAATTAGCCCAGTCTGAAACTAAACTCATTCAGTTGATTCCTTTGTTAAAATATTTATAATGTTTTGATGGTCATCTACACTTAGTTCATCTATGTGTGATAGTCCCCAGGCAAGACCTGCGTTATCGAAACCGAAAGCGTCAAGGTAGTTTGAAAAGTTTACTGCCCATTGTGATACTTGGTCGGACATTACAAACTCCGTAAGTATTTTACAAATGTGCTAAGTGTTGCTGGTGCGCCTTCTTGGTTTGCAGCAGTTTCAATGATTGGTAAATAGTTTGTTAATCTTTGTAAGTCTTGTTTACGTGGGCTTTCAGGTTGACCTGATGCAACGTTTAATCCAACTTCGGCAGGACCTGGACCTGCACCGAATGGCATTCCAACTTCTGGTGCTTCGTTTGGTCTTTCAGTTGGTGATAGTATTGATGTCATTTCTGGCATAGGTGTAAGTTTTGCTGACACTTTAGGTTTAGTAGTCTTTGCTGCTTTACCTGCCATAGGTGCGCCTCTTTGTTGGTCTAATGTTGCTTGACCTTCACCATATTTTCCACCAGCATAATAGCGCATTGCTTGCTTTGAAGGATTCTGGTCTGTTCGTTTAGATTGACTACCGACACCTGATACAACTTCTTTAGCCATTTATTGTCCTAATTGTGAAAGTAGTTCTTGTAATCCTGCTGGGGGTTGTTGAGGTTGTCCTTGTTGAGGGGCCTCTGGGGAGGCTGCAGCAGGAGCAGGAGGGACGGCTTGCTCAACTGGCGCCATTGGAGGAACCCCAGAGGCAACTTGTGGGGCAGGGGTTGGAACTGGTTCAGGTGTAGGAGCGAATACTTTTTGTACTGCTTCCTCTATCTGTGTACCTTTTTGGCGTTCCTTAATTACTTCTGCCATTTTCATTGCAATATCTGAAGGGTCTTGTCCTTGTGCTACCATTTGTGGTATTGCTTGCGCTAGTGAAGACATTGAACTGTTTAAGTTATCACGCATACGTTGAACATCAATTGATTGTTGTTCACCTGTTACGTTCATTGACCAAGGTAGTTCGCGCATAACAAAGTCTCTTGATACTAAATCTGCACCAAGTGCTTGTAGTGAGAAGATTAATGCGCGACTTGGGTCAAGTCCTGACATTAAACCGTAACGTACTTGTATTGAATAGTCTCCACGTATGTCTTTACGTGGGTCGTATTCTAATTCGTATTTTGCGCCGTTTGATAAGGCATTAATTTTTTTAGGACCTGAGAAAAGTTTCTC